TACTTTTATAATATTTTTTGTATATTTCTGCTATTTTATTTAGCTCTGGATGTTTATGTATCCACTGGCCAGTAGAAGGGTTGAATTCTGTCTTGAAGAAATTATCCATCTTTTCATTGCCTGTGGTTTCATTCACCTTTATTTCTCTACAAAGATTATCAAAGTCTGCATCACTCATAATCGAATCATCTTCCATTTCATATGCATATGCAGCGACTGATAATTTAATTCTATTTCGTATTTCTTGATTAATCATTAACAACCTTTTTTACTTCTACTTTTCCGTTGTGTATTTTCTGTAATCTTTCAAGTTCTGAAATTGCATTTTCATCATCTAACCAATATTCAACTTCTCCATCTGGATAAGTAACTTCTAAATAAATTTCTTTCATATTTTTCTCCATTATAATATATCTGCATCCCAAACTAACTGAGCAAGTTTATCTTGCATTCTATAGGCCTCTCTCTCCCAAGGCAAATCATAGTAGTTAGTTCCTTCTGGAATTACTTTCTTTTTCCACTTTTTACCATAACAATCCATCTCATTTCTGGCATACTGTTTTACATGAACCATTTCGTGGCAAACTGTAGTGACAAAATCTTTAAGGGAAAGGTTATTTGCAACATCAATTGTGAACTCACGATTTGTATCTTCTTGCATACACCAACCAACTGCATTACCAGTTAGTTTCTTGATGTTCACAGTAATCTCTAAAGTCCTCATACGAGGCATAAGAGTTTCAATCATTTGTAGAACAACAGTTTCAGCAATATCTCTTTGAAACTTCTTACCACCGTTGACTTCAATATAATTCATAAGAATCACTCCTCACTTTCTATAGCTAGTATACCATGTTCTCACAACAAGTCAAGAGTTTTTTGCATAAAAAAACCCTTGAGAATCAAGGGCTTATAAAATAAATTGGAGCGGATAGACGGAATCGAACCATCGTCATTAGATTGGAAATCTAAGGTAATACCATTATACGATATCCGCTTAGGAAATGATGAGGGGCAACTGCGAGAGAGAGTTGAGAGAGAGGTGTCACCCCTCATCATTGTTTTATAGTAACACTAAGTTACTGGAAAGTCAAGAGATTTTTGCAAGTTTATGTGCAGAAGAAGTAGTTTCCACTACTCTACGAGTCCACCCCCTTCCGAATGTTTCAAAGGTTGATAGTTTTTCATAGTACTCTTGACGGTTTGCTTGATATGTATCAATGGTTGCAGCAAGTCCTTCAACTTGTACATATGCTTCAAGCGCTTTAAGAGTGTTGGGCCCAATGCCACCATCGACAGTAGTACCAATCATTCTTTGTAGATATTTCGCTGCTCTACCTGTTCCGGCATTAACACCAAAATCGAAAACACAAAGATCAAGTCCATCAGGCAAGTCATCGCCCTTTACTCTATCCCAATATGATTTCTTATAGATAGGGGCGACATCTTCAACCGTTAGGTCTTTCATGTCTTTCTCGCCCCCATGTTCTTCCCAAACCCTTTTGGTGACGCCGAGGTTGGTCTCGCCGCCTGGGTCTTTCGGATGATTTACATAACCACCTTCGTGGTGTAGAATCATCTCCAAACAAGTGTCGTAATTATGCTTCATTTTAACTCCTAATGAAATTATCGTTCCAACCGAACGCTTCTTTGACTACCTCTTTTGATAGTCCTTTATAAACTTGATGCAGTTTCTTATCTTTGGTATCAATAAGAAGTTGCGCCTCAGTAAAGTGCAGTCCTTCTAGCATTTGAATAAACATATTCTCACGCTTGAACTGTGGCAAAGTGTTGTCTCCACCCTTGATGAATCGAAACAACTTCTTTGATTCCATTGCTAGTACAGTATGTTCTGTACCCTCTGGTGAGTCGTTCTTTTCGTATGGTACATTCCCCTCTGGGATTAACCATTCGATGTTAGGGTCAAATGAACCCTTGATAATCATCCTTAGAGCATCTGTATCGTGCTCTTTTAGAAGTTCAATCTTCTTCGCTTTGGTTTTAGCGTTATGTACTTTCTTCAATACTTCTGAAAGTAGTGGTGTATAGTTAGGCATATTAAAAGTCTCCAATGTCATTCATAAGATTTTTCAATCTCTTTTGTATAAAATAATTTAGTAGTTTTGACCTGTCACCTTTTGGTGGTAGTTCATACTGTTCTAAAATCTCCGCCTTCAATGGTTTTGGAATTTGTTCCAAATCAATTAAAACTTTGTTGCGTTGATAGTTCCTAAACATCTCCTCGTTACAGAAATCTTCTGGGTTCTGATCAATCCAGTTTGCAATCTTCTTCTTAGCAAGTGGTTTCTGACGCAACTCGTCTACAAAGGTATTGTCGTTTGATAGGAAGTTTGGAATACCATCACTCCTATCACCCTTCAATATATGTTCTCTAATATATAGGTTGGGGTCTTGCCCGTTCACAAACTTCTTCAATACTGGTGAATACTGTTTTACAAAGTTGTGTTTCTGCAACTGAATAAAATCTTTGTCACCAGATAGAATGAGAACCTTTTCGTATGCAGATGGCGTTACAGCGATGTGTTGTATTACTGCTGCAATACAATCATCTGCCTCAGCACCGTCCACTTCCAGAACCTTGTATGGGAATGTATCTCGTATCTCATCACGAATAGCGTTGAGTGTTTCAAAGATTAGATTCCAATCAAGTCCAGAGTTTTCTCTATCTTTCTTTCTGTTAGATTTGTAATTGGGAAAGTATTCTCTTCTCCAATATCTTTTGCTGTCATAACAAAGTACAAGTTCACCATATTCTTCTGAAAACCTAGAACGATACATTCTAAGTGAATTCAAAACCATATGGCGAACCATGTCTCCATCGACATCGTTCTGTCTTTTAGAACCAATTTGCATCATTAGATTGCTGATGGTGACTTGGTTCATATCAACTAATATCATTTTTTCACCTTATTTTTCATAGTATTATATATTAACGTAAAACAGCACGAATGTCAATAGATTTATTCATCGGATTTTTCGTTGTCGTTTACTTCTTCTTTCAAGTCCTTTACTACTTGTTCCATCGAACCATAATCAAACTCTGTATAGAGTCCTTGTTCATCGTCATACGCCGAGTTAACAAAAATATCTACCATCTGTTGCATAGGGTGTTTGATATCCATATCCCTATAAATGATTGCTTTTACCAACTCAATCAGAAATCCAATGTCCTTAATAAACTCTGGGTTCTCTGTATCTATATCGTTCTCATTCATGTTGTGAATCATGTTCACAACTAATCCTTCTGTAAGATGGTCGGCGACCTTTATATCTGTATGCAACCTTATCGCCGTATCAGTAATTTTGAATTCTGGTCGATTGACCATCTTATTTGGAAATTGTATAATCTTGTTATCACTCATTCTCCATTTCCCTTGTCCATACACACTGAATGTCTGGATACCAAGTACCCACATTTCTCTTGGGTGTTCCGTCTGGATGATATGCCATCACTAGACATACCGTTCTGGTCTTGTTTTGTCCATGTTCGCCCCAAAACATATCTAACCAGATACCATCTCGCAAGTATCGTTCCATGTTACGAATGTAACCTTCTGCACTTGCAAGTCGTGCTTCTGCACCTTTTACTTTTCTGCGAACATCACTTCGAGCGATAGACACTAGTTCTTTCTGTGTCTTAATCCACGCTTTTACTTTGGTGTGATGCCATGGATCATCTTCACTTCGTTCTAGAACTGATGGATGAATTGATTTATATTGTGGTGGATTCTTTGCAATACGTTCTGCTCTTGCTTTTGCAAGACGCTCCCCTGCCGCCTTCTTTTGTTCAGGCGTCATAGGTTTCCTACGTTTGCGTTGTTTTGGTAGGGTTGAGTCTGTCTCCACATTAGCACGCCGTGCCATTTCATCACCTCTTAGATTAATAACCTAGTTCTTCAAATCGCTTTTGCATTTTGCGTTTGTATCTACGAGTAGCAGCAGCTTTTTCTTTTCTGCGTTTCGTACCTCTACTTTCAAAGTAAGTACGCTCTCGTAGTTCTTGGAAGAACCCATCTCGTATTAGACGCTTCTTCAACACACGCATTGCACCATTAACGTCACCGTTCCTAACTAGGACAGTAGTACCGCCTAATGGTTTTTCATTTTTGTTCCTTTTTTTATACATTCTTTCCTCAATAGTTAGTTTGGCCTGTCCGGCAGGACTCGAACCTGCGACCCACAGCTTAGAAGGCTGTTGCTCTAATCCAGCTGAGCTACGGACAGATTCACCCAACTGTTATTTCTGGAAGCGTAACCTATACTGTTTACCGTTATGGTAAAACGATACGATTGAATGAGAGTACACCTCAATCACTTCCTCATTATAACGAGTTTGTACTTCACACACTCGTTGTGTACCACCAGTGGCGTTACTATTATTGTGTCCAATGATACCCCCAAGTAATGCGCCAACAGCACCGCCATTGTCTACATTCTTAGTGACATTGTTACCAATAAGTCCGCCAATGATTGCACCCTTTAACATATCGCCTGATTTGTCACCACCCACTGATTGGTTGGTACAGACTTCCACGTTATAGGGAACTCTATTTACAACTGTCTTGTTTACGTCTTGAACAGTCTCAGCAAACGCTGGTGCAGATACACCTATCATTGCCATTGTCATTAAAATCTTTTTCACTTTTTACTCCGTTATTGTCATTACAATTTCACCGTTTCCAAAGAGTTCGTATCCCTCTTTACACTTGGTGATTTTTACGATGGTTTCCATCGCTTCGCACAACNCTTTAGCGGCAACTACCGCCTCATCAATTGTCTCATAAATTCCTTCATACGTCACAGCATTCTACACCTTTCTCTTCACTTTACTTTTCATAGTACCATACTTATATAACTTTGTCAAGTGGTATTAGTTCTTTTTCTCCACTTTTTTGGCAAGTTTTTACTTTAACAAAATTGCCCTTTTCCAAAGTATTGAGGGTATGTTCAATAATATCCTCAACCTTCTCTTTTTTGCCCAACCACTTTCCTGTATAGAAAAATGCGGCAATAACACTAGTCGCCAAAATGGCGTGTTCGATACCTGTCATTTATCGCTCCAATATAACGTAGTCTCCGAAATATTTATCGAACACTGAAACTAGGTTTTCGTAATCACCAGAAGTCATTTCTGACTGAATCTGTTTACTATCAAAACCTAACTGTTTAGCAAGATTACTTGCCTCCCCCAAAAGGGCAAACGCATTCCCCTTGGGCCCTGTCAAATCAATAACGATTTCATTAAACTGCTTCTGTCGTATCATCTGGAAACTCCTTTTCAAACTGTTCTACAATTGCTTCCTTCTCTTCAACCAACTTGGCAAGAGAATGAATTGCCATATGCTTCTCATCCGAAGCGCCCTCACAGAATGCTATAATTGCATTCTTCAAAATATCAATATCACGAACTACTTCGTTCATTATGCTGCCTCCTTCATCCATCGTTGCAGTGTAGGGATATCAATCCCCAGCGACTTTGCAAGATTTGATTCTTCCTCAATCGCTTCCTTTTCCATTTGTTCTTCCCACTTACGTTCACGTTCCATTGAGTCGCAAGCATCCTTGATGACTTCATCTAACTCTGCATCAGTCATAGATGCAAAATCAAAAGAACGGGCATACGACTTGCTGTATGCATCTGCAATACAATAGTATGCATCCTCTTCAAGTTCAATACGTTGAAACCCTTTTAGAGTTCCACAAGGAGCACGTTGACTCCAATATTCCAAATCAGATGGTTCTACCATCGAACCCATCCAACAACCAGGCTGTTTGGAAAACTCTTCTGCCTCAGCACGTTGAGCGTTAATATAATCAACCAGTTCTTTTTCCATCATATATGTCATCGAATCACTCCTCATCTTTCTATTACATAATACCATTGTTTTCACAACAAGTCAAGAACTTTTTTGAACTTTATTCAACCCTGTCGTGAATAGGAACAGCACCATAAAAACCATGTCCAAGCATCTCTTCAATCTTGTCACTGAACCTTGAATCAGACGTTGCGGCATAGTTACCACCCATCATAGTCCACTTACCCTCTGCTTCCTCTGGAATAACTTTCACAGAAGAACCATGTCCGAAAGTTTGTTTTACCAACTTTGCGGCAGGGTAATCTTCACATGGCTCGAAAGGCCCAGATACGTTTGTCAAACAAAGTCCTTTGATGTTCCGAGCAGAAACACCACCATTTGTGCAATCATACTTGCCGTTCTTATATACGTTTACTAACAATCCCATTATTTCCACTCCAATCCAAACTTCTCAATCATAATATCACGAACTCGTTCTCTGTCAACACTGTCGCCGCAGAAGTTCTCAATACCAAACTTTTTCCAACAATCTGCTGTTGCCGCAAGAATCATCTCTGGTGTAGCACCAATAGGATAAACTGCATC